GAGCTTGCTGATGAATGGGTTATGTTGTCCCCAGACCATTTGTTTAACGCTGCTCCATAGGTGGTTGTCGTGATTTCCTCTGTTATTTCTTGAGTTGTAGTTGTTGTGCTGTTCATCGACCCTTGAGTGAAGTTGGGTTGAACTAATTCTGCTCTTACTACCGTGGGTGATGCCAGTAGGAAGAGTAAAAGCCATTTTTTCATTCTTCCTTTTTTTTAACCATAGGACAATTTACTGGACCTTTTTTATTATTGTTGCCTGTAGTGAGGCCAAAGGTCGCAAGTGCTCCAGTAAAGACACTAGCAACGAACGTGATATCGGAATTACCTGATTTCTTAACCATAGGTATTTCTACGTAGTTCATTGTGATGATAAAACCACTCCAAACTACAACACCTAATCTGACAAATGTACCAAGTATCTGGATTTGGTGTTCTTGATCCTCAGCAGCATCTTTCAACTTTCCGAGGATTCCTTTTTTTTCTTCCGGCTTTCCTTCCATTTATCAACTTTTTTCTGTAGGAACTTTTGGATTTGTTTCTTTATCTTGTCAAATAAAGGAGTAGCAAGGGTGGTAGTGGCTACAGCTGCAACAGCTGCATAAGTAGCCGTTGCGACTACTTCAGCTGAAGGTAAGGGTAGATCTATCTTTACAACAGGAACTCTAAGAGTTGGTTGTTCAGTTTGTGTTTCTGTTTCTTCTTTCTCTGCTTCTTCTAACTCAACTCCAGCTGGTGCTTGTAAGTTACTAGGAGGGATGACAACTGGTGGGAAGACTGGCATCTCTACTGACGGTTGCTTTAGAGGGATGCTAGGCATATCTAAAGCACTTGGAAGTTTACCTCGTCCTAAATTGATGGATGGTATTTCCATTTAGGCGTGGGCATAATAAATATATTTAACACCATCACCACTAATGTTGTCATATTGTCCTTTAGCCACAAAGCCAGTTGAAGTTGTATAACCAGCATTTACTGAAACTTGAGCAGCATTACTATTTAAGAAAAGAGCATTACTGTTATTACCTGAAGAAGTAGCCCAACCTTTCGTTGAATCAAGTTGTAACCAACCAAAATTATGACTAGATGATTTTACAATTACAAATCTAGGCTGGAAACCTAATGTGATTGTCTGATCACTATCAGAACCGTCGTAGCTACCAACCTTGCTGACATCAGTACTGGCGAAGAGCATGGCTATAAATGGTTGAGTATTTTCATTAACGTGATCATTAGCTTTAATAGCAAAATGCGTAGAGGTAGGTGCTAGATCTTGGAACATATCGTAGTCTAGTTCAGAATCATCAGTGCTTAATCTAAGGTATTTTTCCCAAGGGTTAGTACCTCCATTTAATCCTTTATGACCGACAATCCAATAGTTAGTGGAACCTTTATTTTTTATCCATATCATTTCTGGAGCTTTCGAGAGGTCATGCGGAATAATTCTGTTAGTTCCATCCCCTACCCAGGTACAGACTGTAAAACCAGCGTGGCGTTTCCACATCCATGACTGCCAATTAGAGTCATAGCCATCGTGTGTATTCCATCCAGTATTATCATCAAACGTAAACTTATCAAATGTAGCTTCAGCATTAGTACTGTTTGTCAATAAATATTTCTCTTGTATCAGTCTTCCTGTGACTTCCCAATTGCTAGTTGCACTTGTTTTCTTATCTAAAGCAAAGTCAACAGGGAAACCACTTGTAAATGCTTGAGTTGCGCTGCTATTTCCTGCATCCATAGCAAATACACCCGTACCAAGTTCGGGAGGCTTGCCAACGTATCCATCGCTGCGGCGGATTGCTATGAAGATATGAGTCTTTCCGTCTTGATTCACCTCACCAGCAGTAGTGTTAATTTTAAAACCTGTAGGTGTTAATGACATCCAATCATGTGATGAGTACTCTGAATCAGCACTGGATGCCTTTATATGTTCATCATTTCCACCTGTAACTAAGCCTCTCATTGAATCAAATATTGACCAGTGTTCAGACGCACCAGTGTTTTTAATCATTAACCACTGCGGCTCGAACCCTAAATTAATCTCAGGACCTGCTGTAGACGATCCATTTCCAACATAACTACCGCACTTGATTACGTTTTGATCCTCATTCGCTCCAAAAGTAAATGCAGCAGGGTCATCGAAGGGTGAATCTGTTGATGCTGCTGGATTACCATTAGAGTTAATCGTTACAGGGGTTACGGTTGAACCTGTAACAGAACTATTATTACAACATAAAAGTTTTGTATTCGTTATGTTTGTTAATGGCTCAGTTGGTGGTCTAAATGATGAGGTATAAACTGCTGTTCCTTTTACTACTCGGAAGTTACTAATTTTACCATCAAATATATAGCTAGTAGAATGATAACCACCAATTACGATATAAGTACCATTATAGTCTGTAGTATCAGTAGCTGAGTTAATCTTTCTTCCGTTAATATATAACGTTGTAGTTCCGCTATTTCTAACAAGAGCCATGTGATACCATACTCCTACAGCGGGTTTATACCCACTTATTTCGCTTTCTACTCCGTTTCCAGTAGTAAATACCCAATTACCACCCGGCCTATGCCACACAGTTTGTCCGTAATTACTAGAACCTTGGAAACCACCAGATGTATCAGATATGTGAAAAAGCGGTTGGTCAGAACTATTAGCATTAGGTTTAGCCCAACATTCAATAGTAAAATCACCAGTTCCCATGGTGAAATCACTACTAGAATTTGTTGTATTTAAATAATCATCACCATCAAGATCCACAGACCTTGCAAGAGTATTTGTGGACTCACCTCCTGCGAATAGGTAGGCTACATACTCACCACCACTAGCATTTAAGTGTGAATTTTGTTTTAGCGTAAATACGCTCGCGGTAGGTTCTGTGTCATTCCAATAGTTATCACTATCGACTGCAGCTTCATTGGTGTCTAAAAATAGTGCTTTTTCTGCTCCTGTACTTCTGTGATAAACCTTCCAACTAGCAGTGCCGTTAAGACGCTTAATCATTATGCAACCGGGGACACAACCTAGATTATGTGAAACGGTTCTGCCAGCTACACCATCTCCTGAGTAGGTAACAATATCAAAGAACCCCGGTGTCTTTCGCCATGTCCATGAGGCGTACTTAGTTGTATTTTCATTTAGTCCACTCCAACTATTAGATATATTAAATCCATTGCTATTAAACGTGAAAGGTCCATTAGTCTCTTGCGGCCAATTAAGATTACTGTAAAAATATTTAGAACCTCCTCTTACTGTGTCAGCCAATACACTACTATTTATATCACCCCCAGCAGCACGATTTTTTATCCATACCATACCACCTTCACCAGATAAATTAATTCCATTGTTTATGTCGTGACTTGCTCCCGTTCCTCTATAGACATATGTGCTAAACAAATCGTCCATATACGTCTTCTTGGCTCCACCTACTCCAAGCATTAATTGTTGTATCGGTGTCATATTAGCTCAACCCCGCACCTGAGATGTAAGCAACAGTTGCACTAGCAAATAATATAGTAGCCATACCTCTAGTAGCAAGTGTACGATTACCAGTAGCTGCGTCTGCAGTATTATATAAAGTACCAACCGAAGCTGTAAGTGTTAAATCTCCAGCAGTGTTATTGACAATAGTAACTGCATCTCCAGCTGCGAACACACTATTAGGGATAGTGACTGTACCACTAGCAAGGATATGTTTACCAGCATCAGCTGCAACAAGAGTATAAGTAGAACCTTGAGTATTTTGAACTATAGACCTTACATCACCCTTTGAATCTGTTACCGTTCCAGTTACCGTAACGCCAGCCGCTGTGGTTTCTATTTTTTTGACGTTATTATGGTATAGCTCTACTGCTCCGTCTGCTATAAATCTACCTAGATATTCTGAATTACCTTTATTTATTGCTACAGTACCTCCAGTCTCAATAAGAGTATTACCATTAGTACCTGCAAGCTTGGTATTACTTCCATCATGATAGATTTCGAAATCCGATCCAGTACCAACTAATAACTTTTTATCATCAGGTACATGTATATGCTCACTAGATGTCCACGCATCAGTAGCATCTACCCAGTTCCAAGTTTTATCTCCATCACCTGAATCAATTGTAATACCAGCACCATCAGCCGCTGCGTCATTAGCAGCACCTTTAGCAATTTCAATATTCTTATCAGCAACAGTCATCGTAGTAGAATCTACTGTTGTCGTAGTACCTTGTACTTGAAGGTCACCACCTACTACAAGTTTACCAGTACTGGCATTAAAAGTTATATTAGTACCAGTTTTAGGGGCTAGATCCCCTGTAGCAGCAGTTACAAATAATGGGAAGCAAGTGGTATCAGATGATTCATCTGCAACTGTAATACTTGTAGGTACTTTACCATCTACATATGCTTTAACAGACTGCTGACTAGGAGGTCTAGTAGCACTATCTGTAGACATATTGTCTTCATCAATCAAAGACAAAGCAGCAGATTCTTTAGCGAGTGGTATACCACCAGCTGTACTACCATCATGTACGACAATAGTATCTTTAGTTGTATCTACAGTGACTTCGCCTTCTGCACCAGTGAAGCTACTGTGTTGTGAGGTTGTACCTCTTCTTAGTTTTAATAGTTTAGCCATGGTTATGAAAGAGTTCCGAAGTCCATTTGTAAGTTAGTTCCACTGACAGTTCCTACTTCAGTGAGGTTTTTATCATTGCAATCTAAGTGACCGCCAAGTTCAGGTGTAGTATCGTTTACAAGATCTGTAAGTCCGGGTTGTATTCCAGTAAATGCTGATCCAGTATAGTATTTTAATACATTATTAGAACCATCATACCAGAGGTCACCAGCTGAAGGACTACCCGGTGCTGAGTTAGCAATCTTATATTCATTAGCATAACGGTTAACGTCAGCTATTGAGTTAGCTACTGTAGTAATATTACTGTTAGCACCTGCTACTGTAGTAACGTTAGCATTAATACCAGCAACAGTTGTTACGTTTGCTGATATACCAGCTACTGTATTAACATTAGTAATATTTGTAGCTACAGTTGTAATGTTAGTACCACTACCTGAAGACACAGAATCAGTAACTGCACCTAAATCTTCACTAAATGAGATCTGACCTGCTACTGCATTAATATTAGTAGAGTTAGAATTAACAGTATTAATATTAGTGAGGTTACTATTAACAGTAGTAATAGCACTCATGTTGGTAGCAACAGTATTAACGTTTGTTATACTACCAGCAACTGTTGTTACTTCTGTTGCTTTAGGTACTTGCCTATGGAATGTATAAGTATTTAATGTCGTAGTAGTCTCTACGATCATTCCATAAGTGGAAGCATACGTTGTACTATTTGCTAAACCAGTAATAGTAACTGTTGAGTTACCTACAGTACCATTAGAAATGGTTGCAACTCCAGATCCATTAGAGGTAAGGTTGCTGCTGAGAGATTTAATAGATACAAGAGTTCCAGCCCCGTTATTAATGTCAGGGTTAGCGTTAGGAAAAGATGTTTCATTTGCAATTGGTACAAAACCACCAACATCATCAATCATATCTGTGATACGAGCATCTATAGCTGATGTGGTAGCAACTTTAGTATCAGATGCAGACCATGTTTCATCTGATCTTATTTCACTTGCGCTGCCAATCTTATAAAAAGCAGCATCAGTTTCTGATTCAGTATAATATCTATTATCTAAATCATATGAACCTATAGCTGTAACATGACCCTGAGCAGATATAGTTATATCCTGTAAGACAGTTCCATCGCTATTATTAACTGTTGAATTAGCTCCAGTAACACTATGGTTAATAGTAAATTTACCTGTTGCTGAACTACCAGCATTGTTATTATCAGCGATAGCTATGTCAGTACCACCAATTAAATCATCAGTAAGTTTAGTATTTGCTTTAGCATCTATACGTCCATCAACAGCACCAGTAGTAGCTATCTGTGTGTTATTAGATGCCCATGTTTCACCACTTTGAATAGTAGGATCACCCTTTTTCCAAGAGTTTAATATGTCAACATTAGCCTCTTGGGTTACATATAGGTTTTGTAATGAGTTATCGTTTAAATCATTAGAACGTATAGCAGAACCGGGATAGAAAGTAGCCTTAGGTGAATCATAAGCTGTACTTCTATATATTCTAAGAGCGGATGAGTTAGCTGGGGCAGAATCAAATCTAACCGTTGTTGCATTAAGCAACGAATATGCAGTTGTATCATTACCTCCAATACTAACTTTAATATCGGAAGTGTCTAAATATGGGAATGTGAACGAGTAATCGGTGGTGGAGCCGTTACCCGTATAAGTATTTTCAATTGTTACGGTCATTTTAGAATTCGATTAAACTTTGTAATTCCTGTTTTGTTTTACTTGCTTCTAAAGCTTGTGGTATATTACCTTGCCTTAAGGAGTTCTTAACTCTAGTGTTCTGTAGACCAACAGCTGAATACTGTTCAAAGTATCTTTCCATTGCAGAACAAGCGTACTTCATAGCATTCCTATGAATACGATTTAACTCCTCATGTACCACCAAATTTTTGACATTAAAATCCCTTTGCTTTTGCATCCCTCTAGCTTTCTTATATTCCTTCATCTTATTCGTCCAGAACCCACTAGGATGATTCATCATACCTTCAATCTGTCCAGCTAAATTCATGTTCTTAGCTATCCAGTTGTTAATCCACTGCCTTTCTTTAGGGGTCATGGGTTGTTTACTGATAGGATTTATTTTCATAGTCGGTACAGAATCCCAACCAGTACTTAAGAGCCACTGTCTCCATGGTTCCATGTCAGCATTCGATTTAAAGAATGGCATGAACGCATTAACTGCAGCAGTCATTGGTTCTTGGAATCTTATTGGTTTACCTGTGTATATATCAACCTGATCTACTAAACTATTTGGACCCATAAACTTCCATTTATTAGCCATTAATGATCCCCAGTCATTTTCTACATCTTTTAACTGTGGAGATATAGCATTATTTAAAACACTTCTAACTCCAGATGGAGCGAAAGGTATTAAAGAATCAGCTTGGTTAACAACAAATCTATTAAATGCACCTTCATCACCAGAGAACATAGACACTAACGGTTCAAATCCACTAAGGAATGTTTTGTTAGCTACGTTCATACTGATAGAAAATGCTAATTTCTGGAAGGTTTGTTCTGTAATAGAATCATCCACACGGCTAGAAAAATATACTGCATCTCCAACTAAACCAAGTAATGTATCAAATGGTTCAAATCCTTTATAGCTGTGCCATTTACCTGTGATTGGGTTTTTAATAGAGTTAGGTTGCCAACCCATAGTCATCATACGTTTCTTTTCACCAGCATCAGCAGGACCATTACCAGTTAAGTTACCGTTCAATGCCCACATACCAGCACCTGTAACCACTGCACCACCCATCAACTGACGACCAATGTACTCAGATTTCAGTGCAGCAAACGCTTCATCAGTATTTTCAAGACCGTGGTCCATTAATACCTCTGCAATTTCTTGAGTATTTTTTGCTGTAAATACCTTACGAACTTTTGTCTGTAATGGTAATAAACCACTACCCGGAGTGAAAGTCCATGTCATATTTAATGCGTTTAAACCTGTTCTAGGGAACATGAATAAAGGTCTAGCAACTGGGAATCTCTCTAAGAAGTTATTAAGATCACTAGCTACTTTATTATCTAAGTTAAGTGCTATTTCTTGTGAAGCATGTTTAGCTGCTTTATCTGTAAGTAAACCTGTGTGGTCAAATGCTTGGCTATATAATCTTTTCTGTAGTTTATCGAACGCACCTTGGCTAAAGGCACCTCCAGTTTCTTCCATTAAGATGTTATAGGCTTTAGCTCTAGCAGAGCCACTAGCCATCATAGAACTTGTAAAGCCATCAATAGCATACATAGCATTAATACCCCATCTAACAAATGGGTTATTGTTGTATGCTGATAAACCTTTAGCTACGTTCCACATAGCCACCTTACCTGTATTACCTTCTTTCCTCCATACCTCAGACATAGCTTCGAGTGCTTCAAAGTTATCCATCTTAGCTTGACGTAGATCTGCACGACCACGCATCATAGCTTCTTCTGGACGCTGTTTAGCTAAACGCCATTCATCACCCATTACTTTATAAGCACGTTTGAAGTTCTCTTGGATACCACCATAAGTCCACAAAGCTGCTTTGAGAGCTTTGTTATCACCTGTAGCAGCAGCACCAATCATCACTGTAGCAGGTTTAAATGCAGTTAACATACTGTTACCAGTGAAAGCTCTTACAGGAGCTAAGCCAGATAGTATGTGGTTATAACGTACACCGTTCAAACCTTTGATAATCAGACTAGGTACTGAAGGGTTACCGTCATAGAATCCTTTCTTAATAAACCCTATGTTTTCCTCAGCCCATCGTTGTAGTTTAAATATCTGATCTACTTCACCATTAGTAGCTTCCATTGCATAAGCAAGTGGTTTAAGATACTCAGGATTAGTGTCAGCTATCTGTTCTAGTGTTTGATAGAACTCATCAGATTTAACTTGTGCTCGTTGTAAACCTTTAGCAAAGTTATCATCTTGATCTAGTATAAACTTCTTAAGTGCAGAAGGGTTGTTACCTAACTCTAATTGTCTGTACTCACCAAACTTATTTGATATGTACTGGTTAGTTCTAACTTCTCTACTAAGCAGTTTAAGCTTATCAATCATCATTTCCTGCTGCCTACCAGTCATGGCTACATCGCCAATCATAGACATACCAGTTGCTATATCTGCAATGTCACCACCAGCTTGGTTCGTAACCATAGCTGAAGCACGCATTACTTTAGGGTTATATACGTTTTCAAACGCACTAACAAAAGCTTCGTTAACAATCCTCCATTCTGTCTCCCCCATGAAATTCTTCTTTTGATAGAAGTTGTGCTTCATATCATTCATAGCACTTTCCATCTGACTTAACTTTACATCAGGATTAAACACCTGATTATACAGTTTAGTAACAGCTTGGTTTATTTCATCTGGAGGTATAACTGTACCATCAATCTTAGCACCTACGTTAGCTGATATATCTCTATCAAATAGATTCCTATAGCCTTCAGCTCTTTGAGAAGGTGAGGCATTAGCCATCTTCTTAATGAAACCAGTACTAACTACAGGTCTAGCCCTACCATTAGTGGTACCTACATTATTCTGTATACGCCAGTTATCTATCTTAGCTTTAATAGGGTTAACTTCTAGATCAGATACAGCTCTACTCTGTGGTCCTAAAGATGGTTTATTGATAAATGGATCGTACTTAGTACCTTGAGGATCTTTTACCATCCTAGCAATAGCTTCAGCTCTTTGAGCTTTTGTCCTACTAGATCTACGTCCTAAGACATTAGCAGTAATAGGGTCTTCACCTTCAAAACCTAATCTATGCTTAGCTAAGGCACGCTCAGCAAACTCATCTCCGGGGATAACCTTCAAAGCTTTTGCTAAAGAGAATGCTGATGTAATTAAATCTACACCTACACTAAGACCAGCTGACTCATAGATGTTTTTCTTCCGTATAACGTCTGGACTGTCACCATCTCTGGTAGCCCATGGTATATCCCAACCTAGCCATTCATTTAAAGCTGCTGCTATATTCTCCTGATCTTTAGAATGAGAAGATATTGCAGTAACACCTGTGTCCACACCAGCATGAGCTGCGATAGTACCAAGTATACGAGTAGCTTTAGGTATAGCCATACTAGCTGTAGCAGCTTTAAGAGAACCTGTTACAACACCACCACCATACATTGTAGGTATAATGATTGAAGCTGCGTCTCTAGTTGCTTTGTGAGCTGGATGGTTAGATCGTGGTGAGTTTTCATTCCACCATTCACTAACTGGCTTTAGAAATGGTACTAATGCGGCTGCATCAGAGACAAAATCAGCAACACCTAGAGCTGGAGTAGAACCAGCTGCTACGATATTCTCTAAGCCTCTGGACCACTCTGGTCTAGCATCCCAGTCCTCTTGACTGACGTTAGCAGGTTTTGCTAAGCCATTGTCAGGTTTCTGTTGTTCTTCATAACCACCCCATGAGTGATCACCCTTACCACCTTTAACAGCCTTAGCTGTTTCTCTAGGTTGTGTACTTGAATCTACAGAAGGTGTTGTTTCTTCGGTCTGTACTTCTTCAATAGGACCACCACCTTCAGCTTGTTCTTTTTGCTTAAGGTGTTTCTGTTGTAGTTGTTGTTCAAACTCTTCCTTGTCATTATCAGGAACAGCATGTTGAGCTTCTGTTGTATTATAATCAGACAATTGCACCACCTCCATTTATTAAAAATTCTACCCAAGTAGCATCATTTGCTGTTGGATATTGTTCCATGTTTGGTCTTTGTCTGAATATACTAAACCCATTCGGACTAGCAGCGACTAAACCTTGATCTTTACTTTCTTTAGTTTCCAAACCACTATATACAAGTGAAGCGGCTACGCTATGTTTGTTACATCTAGAACCACAAATATGTTTTTTCCATTCAGGTCTGATTACACCAGTACCGACTCTATATGCTTGCATTAATTCTGGAGGTACTTTATAATCCTTAGGTATTTGACCAGTTTCTTTGAGTACTTCTAATTGTCTTAATGCTATATCAGCTTCAGTCATAACCTTACCTGTTGGATCAAGGCCAATCTTACTTTGAAGATGCATAATATCCGAAGGCCAACCATTAAACTTACCCATTGCAGCTTGGTCAAAGAATTTCTTAAGACCAACACCATCTACTAAAAGCTTTTGATCTAGTAGATTAGGGTTATCTGCTAGTTCTTGTGTAGTGATCTCACTTAAAGGTACTGGTGATATTTTACTACCAATAGCAAAGTTCTTAAAGTAAGGAGCACGTACACCACCTTGGAATTCAATTAACTGATAGTCATTTTTAAATTCAGCATTCCACGCAGCAACAGCAGCATCAAATACTTCTTTAGAATTAGAACCTGCTTTCTGTGCATAGGTACGGAAGTATCTTTTTAAGCTTGCCTTACCTTCATACAATGCCATAGCAGATGAAGGTACATGTTTACTTTCAAGACCGAAATCATTGATTGCTCTTTCAATCTTCTTTTCAACATAGCTATCCATAGCTGCTATCTGGTCATCAGTAGCTTTGTATGGATTGTTCTCGTTAGCCTTCTTAATATACTTAGCACGGTTAACCCATGTAAGGTTAGCTTTCTCAACTATACTAGGAGTTAACAAACCTTGTGCTTCTAAGTCATTAAGCCATGGCATAAAGATCTTATCATTAGCTTCAGATACATGATCTCTTGAGAAGTTCATAAGCATCTTAGACATTTTATTGTCTGGACCATGCATCTTATTCGCTTCAGCCATCATTGTAGCTAGTTCAGATCTGTTAGGTGGGTTTTCAGATGCTTCTATAGCAGCTCGTAAATCCTCAGTCTGTTTACTTATCTGAGAGTTCCGTACTTTTTCTTGACTTGAATTATTTCTTGCATTGGTTTCATCAGCTTCAGTTAAAGCTGCAGTAAGTTTCTGCCACCTACCTGCATGATGGTGTTCAATAGTTTTACTACCTTCTTTACCATCAAAAGGTAATTCACCCCATTCAACTATATGATCTCTAGTTATACTACCATTCTTAATACCTTGTATTAAATAGTTTGTAGTATTATTCCATGCAGCAGATCTGAATTCACCATTCTCACCTGATTCATCTAAAAATATTTTATAAAGACTTTGTGGGCTTTCTTTTATTGCTGATACAACAGTAGCTAGTTTCCTTTCTTCGTATGCTTGGTTAGCTTCTTTAGCTGCTTTCTTTGTTACAGACTCAATGACCTGAGCCTCAGCTCTGTCAATACCCGGTTTTACATATTTACCTAAATGAGCTTCGCTGACATTTTCAGTACTTTTAAGAAACTCTTCTTTAATTTTTGAAAGTGCAAGCCTAGTACCAGATACATTAGATTGAGCAACTGCTTGTCCTAAAGAAATAGTACCTTTACTATTACCAAATTTAGATGGATACTCCTTACCCTCGCTAGTTATCAGAAGGTTGGCATAGTTCTCTCCTAAGTGTTGAGCATGACCTATAGCTACACCACGTTTTTGAAACCAGTTAAGATCTCTGAGTTGTGCTATCTGTTCTTCAGTGTATCCTCTTTTCCTAGCTTGGTAGATAGCATTGTTATTCTGCTTGTTTGCTTCATGCCCTAAATCTTCTGTAGTCTTTAAAGCATCAAGCATTTCTTTTGGTAAGCCTAAATCTACTGTTAGGCTTCTACCAAATTCTACTTGTTTATCAGTTATTTGCTGAGCTTTCTTACCAACTATATCACCACCTATTTTAAAAGCTTTAGCTAAATCTTCATTGAACTTAACGTTTGCATCAGCTTTATCCGTAGAATTTTTAAGTAACTGATTATGTCGTTTAGTTAAAGCGTCACCCCAACCTTTTCTAAAGAAGGAAGCTAAGGTTTCATTAGATTCTCTAGCTGCTTTTTCTTGAACAAATGTTTTGTCTAATGCAGTAAGATATCTTTCTTGGTTTACTCTTTCGCCTTCAGAGACTTCCTTCCATTGCTTGAGGTATCTCTTACTCTCGTCTAAAATTCTATCAGAACGGTCTTCACCTTGGATCAGATTCCCTTCTAATGTGGATTGTTTAGAATATCCACCGTTAAATAAGTTTCCCATTTAGTTAATTCCAATCGACACCACCTAATGCAGCACTACTTACTTGTGAAGCAGTGCTCATAATGATATCTTTGAATGGTGTATGATGTACATTGTTAAGACCTCTAACTGGTAGTGGCTTATCAATTGGTTTAAGTGGCTTCTGATATACTGTATCAGGAAGCAATAGTGGTAGTTTCTGTTGTGGAGGTGCTGATGGCTTGCTCTTGAGACTGCCAGAAGCTTTAATATCTGCTTGATATTTATCCATACCGATCTTATTACGATCAGCTAAGTTCTGCTCTCCAGCACTAATTAAGGATTGTTTGAGTTGTCTTTGACCTGACTCAGTACCTGATTGTAGTGAACTAAACTTAAGTCCTGTACCTTCTTCAGACATACCAATCTGTGTCTCAGCGTTAACTAAAGCATTGGTTATATTATTTAGCTGAAGTTGTGACATTTCTGTCTTGTTCTTCAAAGCACCTGCAAGTTTCTGTAAGTCAAGAGAGTATTTAGATTCTGCATTTGCAACACTATTGTACAAAGCCATCTGTGCATTACCGTGGTTAGCCAGAACAGCTTGCATAGCTTTTTCTGCAGATCTACCAACTTGACCCATATTTCTTATCTGACCTTCCTTCTGAAGTAGCTCTGATCTCATACCTTGAACTTTAAATGCAGCGTCTGCCTTGGTAGCCGCCATGCCATCTCTAAGTCCAGCTTTGTCTAGAGCATCATTCAGTAGATCCATCTCTCGATTAACACCAACTTCTTTTATTTGAAGTGCAGATGATTTCCGAGCTTCCTTTAAACCTTGTGTTAAACCTCTAGTTTCTAGAGCTAGTTCCTTACCACCTTCATAGTATTTAGTCAGAAGTTCTTCATTTTGAAAGCCTATTGAAAGTAACTTATCTTGATAAGCTCTTTCCGTATCAGCTATAGTAAGTTCTTCTGCTATATCATTGAAGTCTAGTTGTTCATAATATGATTCAACACTAGCATTGTATGCTTCAGCTTCTTTGGCATAAGAATACAGTCGCATATTCTCTTTATCTTGCCATTGATTAAAAGCTAGTTGTTCTTTATAAGCATTTTGTGCTTGAGTATTTAAGTCAGCTACATACTGATTCTCTAACGTGTGGTAGTATGTAGACCATTCAACTGCTCTATCAAATGAGTAAGCTTCATTGTCTTGCTCAAATTTTAAGTTAATGTTGTTCTGGTTATCTTGTCTGGTATCACGACCAAACATGCTACCAACTAATTGCAGTCCAGTACTGACTGCTACAGCGGTCCATGGATCCATTACATCCTCCTATAATAACGTGGTGTGTAGTTTCCTTCCCACATCATTGAAGTCAGAGAGACTGGGAACGGTGAGTCACTAAAGACTCTAAGTAAAAAGTTTTCTGTACGTTGATGTACAGGTATAGTATATACTGCTTGATCTATGAATGGTACATCACTAGCTAGGTATTGGTTAGCCTCTTGTACTGGTTGTATATCATACCAGTTATCTTCATAGATTGTCATCTGAACTGGTAGGGTTTTGATAGTTACCTTAGCGTTTCCACCACCACCTGATATGGTAATGATTTCCTCTGGTTTATATCCAGAGCCTTTTTCAGCTACAGTAACTGCAGTAACCGCACCACCAGATGTGGTTATATTTAATGTCAAACCTGTACCACTACCACCTGTAGTAGCTACTCCATTAGTATTTGAATAGCCTGTACCATTGCCAGTAGCAATGTTGTGGAAAGTCATTGTAGCAGGTGCTGAATCCATCGTTACTTTAATAGGAACTTCAACAGCGGAACCACTGATAGTTACACTACCGGGAGATTCTATTGTGAAATCAGATGTGTTGGTACCGTCTAGTTTTATTTTAATATCATCTTTATCATTCACTTCAAATGGTAAAGTGAATACTGTAGTACTACCATCACCTTCAAAGTCTTTATACTTACCACGTAAACCATTGGCACTCATTTTAAAGCCAACAGTACTAGACCTACCTACTGATAGCTTCATTCTAGCTATAGTCAGTTTAGATGTATAGTCTGCTATACCCTTATCTAATTGGAAATATGTTCTAGGTAATGTTATATCATAGTCAAATGTATAACCTACAATAACTTTAGTCTTAACATCGTTAGCAGATAAATCTATATTCTCTGCTAAGAAATAAGGTCCGTTACCATCTGATCCTCTAGTCGGTGTAATTACCAGACCAGTAGGAATATCAGTAGTGAAGTTAGCTGTAGCATCACCAGCAATAGTGATAATAGGTATAGCTGAGGTTATATCTGTATATGGTATATAGCATTTACTATCGCCTGTTGTAGTATCATATGTAACAGTATGAGTACCACCAGCATTACCAGCTTTACTATATAAATCCATATAAGGATTGATTTTTATACCATCTGTAGTAGTGATAACCTCATCTTCAGCAGTAGCACTAAGGTTAGCACTTAATAGAACATATCTAAATGTGTTTGTAGCAGTAGTTACTTTAACTATAGCATAGACAACATCAGAATCGACAACAAAATGATGTACATTACCCGGTAGTTTCCAACTAAACCAAGCCTGTAATACAGTTTGATTGCCTTCACTATGTGTTCTATAGAAATATACAGTATCTAAAGTAGATCCATATAAGGCTATAAATGAGTTCTGTGGACTAGCAATTAAACTATCGACTGTCTGTGGTATATACTCATCTACAACTTTACCTAAATTAGTTACCTCTGGTATCTGACCTTCTCCTCTTGGAGTCATACCAAACACTCTAGCATAGGCTGGTGTCTTACTAACAAAGTTAATATTAGTACCCACATCAACAGGGTCTATATTCTTATCCATTGCAAAGTTAGACAACCCACGTATTAGAGCTGTTGTGGGTGATAGGTTACCATCAGCAGAGTACATAATAAACTGCTGGTTCTCTGAGAATAGTATTAAACCAGATGCTACAGGTATGACACCATGTAGAACTGCAGGTCTAATACTAGAACAGTTCAAATCAACAGGGTCTGAGGCACTAACTGTCTGAGCTGTAATACTATATAGATTATAGAATTCTCCTGATTGACTCAAGATAACGTTATCTTCAGATAGAAATCCAAGTCTATTATTATAGAAGAAAGCTTGTTGAATAGTCTTACCATTAAATGATGGATGAGCATTAGTTGTATCATCTCCTACCAATCTATTAGTCCATGTAATAGGTCTAAAGACAAAGGTATCAGTAGAGCTATTGACTAATTCATGTGGCATTGTAGAAGCTGTTAAACCCGGAGACATACCATGTCCTAAGGTTTCTTCCCAATAACCTTCACCAGTACCACTACCAGCGTTAGCTACAAACTTAGCGTAGTAATCATCTGCACCTGTAGCAGCTGTATTAACTATCTGAACTACTCTATCATGTTTAGATTCTGTAGGTAGATCAGCTATTGTATTAACTGTATCTTGATAGCTAGTTAACTGTTGACCATCAATACCAGCGTCTGTTGTTATTGTAAAGTCAGCAGAATGAGTTAACTCAAGTGAACCATTTAATTTAGTAACACTTAAACCAGATATACTTAATCCATTTAAAGCACTTTCTAATCCAGTTAAGATCTCTGCAGCTGTAGCAGATGAATCACTTGTGAACGTAGCAGTTTGTGTGCTACCACCTGTTGTTATATATACTTTATAAGCTGCGCTATTATCAACACCACGTAATCTAATTGTAGCTTGACGTTTAGCATTGAAAGTAGCACCTGTTTGTACACCTACCGTTTTAGTTTTATTAGTAATAATAGATGTATCTTGTACAGTTAGTACATGATAGTCATTCTTAACTACACTATTAAGATAAGCTTGAGAGCTACTAGGATAAGTTACAGCTGCCTTTGCTTTTGTCTCTGCATTCCAGATATGTATCTTAGCATTGTTAGCTGTACCATTACCTACAATACACCCTATATATTTCTCATCATTATCACGGTGGATGTAGAACCATTTACCTGTATCTAAATCAGTAGCATCAAAGTCGGAACCGTCAGTACCAGCTTCGTCACCACCTCCATCTTTAAGAGTGGTTATAAATTTAAGTCCCGGTCTTTTCTGTAGACCAAACGTAGGATCAGGGTAAGCATTAAGAGCTTCACGAACTTGACCCGGAAACTTCTTATCATCTGGTTGCTTAGATACCCCACCTAAATAATTCGGGACACGTTGTGTAACACTTGCCATTAGCGTTGTAAAGCTGTATAAGGTTTGTAACTGGTATAACTTCTCTGTCCGTGGGGGTGTCCAAAGATAGTGTAGTCACCTTGATTGCATTCGTACTCTAGTGCGTTAGCTCTAGCCAATGCTTCACGTTGTTGTAAGGTTTGGATTAATTGTGGATCACCAATAATTCGTTGTGCGGATATGGTTGCTGCTTTGGCGACCATGTAGTTTTGTATAGGTGCAGGCAGATCAACCCAATCAAAAAGCCAAACCACATCCACTTTAAATGTGTCACTTGTTGTACTACCTATTGTATAAGTGTGATTATATCTATCATATAATTTTCCGTCACGTCTGATAGGGTCTATGTTACCTTTATAAGATTCAGAAAAATCTATTTGTAACATGTTATTAGGTATCTCATATTCCTTACTACTATTTACTGCTATCTCATATTCAAATTCTTGATTGAAAGTCCAGCCTTCTGCTTGTACCTCTTTAGACACTTGTAACAATGTGTCGTATGCAATCGCAACGTCTGGGTTGGTTTGATCGAGTGTAGTTACAGGAGCCTGACCCACTGATGCAAGTATTTGATTTACAGCTGGTAACTCTTGTGTAGCGTTAGTGGTAGGTATCGGCATAGTTAATATTTGTAAATAAAAAAAAGGGAGACCGAAGCCTCCCCATGTGTTTATCTGGATACTGTTGGAGTATCACATTCTACGCCTGTATAAGCAAAGCGTAGGTTTTTAGTCTCAGACTTTACATCTGATCTTGAAAGACTACCACCTTCAGTCTGTGCTACAGAAGCACGTAAGGCTGTGGTAGTAGAAGTTGCACCAGAAACACCATTGTTTCCAGCGGCTGTTGCAGCATTAGCCATAATTAAATTTTATATTAAGCTTCGCCTCTAGCAGTTAGACCATCCGATTGGACCTGTCTACCATACTCTAAAGGTGTTAACGCATTAGTTGTAGTAGAACCTACTCCACCACTAATACCATTAGCAGCAGAGATAGTTCTAGTTGTTGAAACGCCGGGTTTAACTGTCATAGTTTACCTTAAGCAGTTTGGATTTCAATAGCAGCAGCAGGGTTAAGTGTGCCAACGCCCATTGCTAAGCGACCTACGATTAGATCACCTTGGTACATTGTTTTAACGTCGTGACCACTTGTTTGTACTTGTGGACCGATTGCTTCTACTACACCAGCTGCATCTTTCTGATAGATAAGACCAGCGTGCTGTGAGAAGTCACCTGAATAAGTATTGTTCTCACCAGCTTGACCATTAACTGTACCAGCTTTGAAAGGTAGGTTGTTAGAACGCTTGATGTCGAT